AATTTATAAAATATTGTATTTACTGGCATAAAGTTTTGTTGTGTAATGGTGGCAAGCATAGTGATATTATGAATTTAGTTTTCAATTGTAATATGGATGAAACTAATTGCGTGATGTTTGACATACCTAGAGCGAATGAAGGTTTTGTTTCTTATTCTGCTCTTGAATGTATAAAAAATGGGATGGTATGTAATACGAAATATGAAACTGGTGTTAAAATATTTAACTCACCACATATTTTCTGTTTTGCTAATTATCCGCCGGATAATATGCAAAAACTATCTGCTGACCGATGGGTTATAACTAACTTGCGAGGAACGGAACTCAATAGTGATGATGAATAGACATTTTTAGTGGGCACGAAAACGCAGTTTTCGTCTCTATCGACGCGACATAAGCACTATAAGACCTGCGGTCTTAATATCCGGAGCTAGTCTTGTCGGCGCGCGCGTGTAAATTGCTTCGCTAGTATATATATGATGTAATATCATCATATATATTAAGTTAAATTTTAAGCATCTTCATATTCTGCGTATGTTAAGCAGTCTAAATGATATAATGAAGCGGATGTTCCTGTGCTTGTTGCTTGTCCTGATTGTGGCGTAAATGTTGCCCACATAGTTAAATTCAATACATCTGCGTTGTCCGGTGGTTTGTATGTTGTGCCTGTAGTGGCATAATCATCATATTTTAAAGGTTTATTCTTTAATATATACTTACAAACATCAAAACCGAAAGTCTGTGCCAGTTTGAAATCGTTGTTTGCTGAATGTTGGTTCATAGTAGTATCTGTGTCTTAAGTTTTATTGTCGCTCGCGGCGCCCATTTTAAAGCGTTTATGATAATAAACTTTATATCTGTCTTTATTTAATGGGTTTAACATATCTGTTGAAAGACAAGTTGGCGCTTCCGCTTGTGCTCCATTTTGATATAATTTGACTAATGTATTTGCTACTGGTTCTGTATTCTTCAATAACTTTCCGAAATACACATCTACATAACCTATATATGAGTTAGTCATAATAGTTGTTGATGTTTTTACTGGTTGGATTAAACCTTTTATAATCCATCTTTTTAATTTTATTACATTACCGATGCGTCCATCTTGTTTAGCATTTATATCAATATTGAATAGTCGACTACCTGTAGCATCTGCTCCTGGTGTCCATTTGAAAAAAGTGTATGCTGTATCAACTGCCCTTGCTACTGCGTCATTATATTTAATTGTGGCAGTAAATTTGTTTTCTATATTACTGCTGATAATTTGATTAACTTTCTTGGCGAAAGTCATTTTTGGAGCGTATTTTCTCTTACCTATTTTGGGTTTAGGTTTGAAACCTACTGCTACTTTTTTGAAACCACGGCGTCTAAAGCGATTGCGGAAGTTTGAAGCAACCATTACTTTTTATAATATATAATTATATTTTAATTTAAAGATTAATTTTTTAATTAAATATTTTCTTCTAAATAACTTGTCTTTATATCAAAATAATTATAATATATATATTATTTTTTAAAGAGTTGGTGCGTTTATTTAGGAGTTTTTTTTTATCTTGGACTATTATAAAAATGGTTGAAACTGGTTCCGTTGGTTCCGTTGAGGAGGGTAATACTATAACCTCCTCAAAAGCAAGAATTGCTCCCTCTATTAGATGGATTATGGTGTTAAATAATTGGACAAATGAAGAATTAACTTCCATTGGTTCCATTATTACTAAAAATTGTAAATTTGCTATTCTTGGTAGTGAAGTTGGTGAATTAGGCACACCACATATTCAAGGTTATTTTGAATTTAAAAGCAAAGCACGACCGAGTGCTGTTTTTAATATAAAGCGTATTCATTTTGAGAAAGCAAAAGGTACGCGTGAAGAAAATGTGATCTATTGCTCTAAAGAGCAAAAGATCGTTTTTTCTATAGGTGTTCCTAAACCACTAAAACTTATTACAAATCTTTATGACTGGCAAGAGGATATTATTGCTATTATGAAGCAAGAACCGGATGACCGGAAAATTTACTGGTATTGGGAGGAACCAGGGCATTTTGGAAAAACACAATTTATAAAATATTGTATTTACTGGCATAAAGTTTTGTTGTGTAATGGTGGCAAGCATAGTGATATTATGAATTTAGTTTTCAATTGTAATATGGATGAAACTAATTGCGTGATGTTTGACATACCTAGAGCGAATGAAGGTTTTGTTTCTTATTCTGCTCTTGAATGTATAAAAAATGGGATGGTATGTAATACGAAATATGAAACTGGTGTTAAAATATTTAACTCACCACATATTTTCTGTTTTGCTAATTATCCGCCGGATAATATGCAAAAACTATCTGCTGACAGATGGGTTATAACTAACTTGCGAGGAACGGAACTCAATTCTGATGATGAATAGACATTTTTAGTAGGCACGAAAACGCGGTTTTCGTCTCTATCGACGCGAGATAAGCATTATAAGTCCTGCGGTCTTAATAGGCGTAAGCTACTCTTGTCGTCGCGCGCGTGTAAATGCTACGCTAGTATATATATGATGTAATATCATCATATATATTAAGTTAAATTTTAAGCATCTTCAAATTCTGCGTATGTAAGAGCATTTATGTTATATAAGGTCTTCGATGATGCGCCTGTTGCTTGTCCTGTTTGTGGTGTAAATGTTGCCCATATAGTTAAATTTACTATATCTGCGTTATTTGGGGGAGAATAGGGTGAAGAAGGATTGTCTTCAAATTTCAAGTGTTTATTTTTTAATATATACTTACACACATCAAAACCGAATGTTTGTGATAGTTTAAAATCGTTATTTGCCGGATGTCCTGTATGTCCATCTGCGTCATAAGTGCTGTAATCACTCGCAGCGCCCATTTTAAAGCGTTTATGATAATAAACTTTATAATTATCTTTATTTAATGGATTTAACATATCTGTTGAAACACAAGTTGGAGTTGTTGTCGATACTCCATTTTGATATAACTTATCTAATGAAGATGCGACTTGTGTTGTATTTTTTAATAACTTGCCAAAATATACATCTACATAACCGACAAATGAATTAAGCATAGTTGTCGTATTTGATACTACTGGTTGAATTAGACCTTTTATAATCCATCTTTTTAAAAGAATTTGATTACCTATTCTTGCCCCCTCTGTTGAATTATTTAATAAATTAAATAATCTTGACCCTGTCGCGTCTTTGCCTGGCGACCAATTAAAAAAAGTATATGCTGAATTAGCGTCTGTTCTTGCTACAGCATCATTATAACTAATTGTTGAAGTAAATTTATTTTCATTATTTCTTGATATAATTGATTGGACTTTCTTAGCAAAAGTCATTTTTGGAGCGTATTTTCTCTTACCTATTTTGGGTTTAGGTTTGAAACCTACTGCTACTTTTTTGAAACCACGGCGTCTAAAGCGATTGCGGAAGTTTGAGGCAACCATTACTTTTTATAATATATAATAATATTTTAATTTAAAGATTAATTTTTTAATTAATTAATTTCTTCTAAATAACTTGTCTTTATATCAAAATAATTATAATATATATATTATTTTTTAAAGAGTTGGTGCGTTTATTTAGGAATTTTTTTTTATCTTGGACTATTATAAAAATGGTTGAAACTGGTTCCGTTGGTTCCGTTGAGGAGGGTAATACTATTTCCTCCTCAAAAGCAAGAATTGCTCCCTCTATTAGATGGATTATGGTCTTAAATAATTGGACTAATGAAGAATTAACTTCTATTGGTTCCATTATGAATAAGAATTGTAAGTTCGCCATTCTTGGTAGTGAAGTTGGTGAATTAGGCACACCACATTTACAGGGTTATTTTGAATTTAAAAACAAAGCACGACCGAGCGCGGTTTTTAATATAAAGCGTATCCATTTTGAAAAAGCAAAAGGTACACGCGAAGACAACATGGTCTATTGCTCCAAGGAGCAAAAGATCGTTTTCTCTATAGGTGTTCCTAAACCACTAAAACTTATTACAAATCTTTATGACTGGCAAGAGAATATTATTGCTATTATGAAGCAAGAACCGGATGACCGGAAAATTTACTGGTTTTGGGAGGAACCAGGGCATTTTGGAAAATCTCAATTTATAAAATATTGTATTTTTTGGCATAAAGTTTTGTTATGTAATGGGGGCAAGCATAGTGATATTATGAATTTAGTTTTCAATTGTAATATGGATGAAACTAATTGCGTAATGTTTGATATACCTAGAGCGAATGAAGGTAATGTTTCTTATTCTGCTCTTGAATGTATAAAAAATGGTATGGTATGTAATACGAAATATGAAACTGGTGTTAAAATATTTAACTCACCACATATATTCTGTTTTGCTAATTTTCCGCCGGAAAATATGCAAAAACTATCTGCTGACAGATGGATTATAACTAACTTGCGAGGAACGGAACTCAATAGTGATGATGATTAGACATTTTTAGTAGGCACGAAAACGCGGTTTTCGTCTCTATCGACGCGACATAAGCACTATAAGACCTGCGGTCTTAATATCCGGAGCTAGTCTTGTCGTCGCGCGCGTGTAAATGCTTCGCCAGTATATATATGATGTAATATCATCATATATATTAAGTTAAATTTTAAGCATCTTCATATTCTGCGTATGTTAGACAATCAATATTATATAATGTTTTCGCTGATGCTCCTGTTGCTTGTCCTGTTTGTGGTGTATATGTCGCCCATATAGTTAAGTTTAACATATCCGCGTTATTAGGTGGAAGAAATGGTGATGCTGATGTTGTAAAATCATCGTATTTTGCTGATTTATTTTTTAATATATACTTACACACATCAAAACCGAATGTTTGTGAGAGTTTAAAGTCGTTATTGCCTGGGTGTGCTGCTGCTGTTGCTGCTGTTCCGCTGTATGTGTCTGCGTCACTCGCGGCGCCCATTTTAAAGCGTTTATGATAATAAACTTTATACTGGTCTCTATTTAATGGATTTAACATATCAATAGATAAACAAGTAGGCGTAGTTTGAGTTGCTCCGTTTTGGTATAATTTTGCTAATGTATTTGGTGGCGGTGCTGAATTATTCATTAGTTTTCCAAAATATACATCTACATAACCGACATTAGAATTTGTCATAGTTGTTGTATTGCTAATTACAGGTTGAATTATTCCTTTGATTATCCATCGTTTTAATTTTATAGTGTTGCCTATGCGTCCATTTTGAAGACTACTATCTTCTAAATTGAATAACCTACTTCCTGTAGCGTTTGCTCCAGGCGTCCAAGAAAAGAATGTATATGCCGAAACGGCATCTGTTCTTGCTATGGCATCGTTATAACTGAGCGTATTTGTGAATTTATTTTCCACATTACGCGAAATAATTTGATTAACTTTCTTGGCAAAAGTCATTTTTGGAGCATATTTTCTCTTACCTATTTTGGGTTTAGGTTTAAAACCTACTGCTACTTTTTTGAAACCACGGCGTCTAAAGCGATTGCGGAAGTTTGAGGCAACCATTACTTTTTATAATATATAATAATATTTTAATTTAAAGATTAATTTTTTAATTAAAT